ATGCATCCGATGGAACCCCGCGTGTCATCAACAATCTATGCAACAGTTGTCTTCTGATCGGAGACTCCAGGAAGAGTAACATGATCACAGCAGAAATCGTCATGCAGGCAATTAACAATAATGAGATTTAGCAGCAAAAGCAGGGCAGCCTGCTTTTTGCATTTCCTCCGATCTGTGAATTTGCTTCAATTTTTATAACGATCAGATAACTTGCTGATGTTGGTGCAGGCAATCTGCTAATACGTGGCACACAAAGCCAAAATCAGGCGCATCTAATCTGCATGGAACTGGTGCATCTAATTTGCAGGACAACAATATATGGTGTTCGCCTGTGTGATGTTCATTATCATGTTGTGCATTATGTTCATCATGCTGCTCCGCATCTTGTCTATGAGCCATGCCGGATATTCCTCAATAATTTTTGCAGTCATTTCATACTTTGCAATTATTTCCCGGAACTTTTTCTCATCCTCCGGCTCCATGCCCTGCACACCATACAGTGCCTTGATGCTCCGCACTTTGTCCTTGATGCCAAAGTCCCGGAGCAATAACAGGGTTATCTCCTTCCGGAGCATTATGGCATTATGGTAAAATTCCATGTTTGACACGCTTCGCTTGTTTTTCAGTACGCTCAACCTTTTTCCTCCCTCCGGTCATCTGCCCCCATGTAGGGGGCAGATTAAGGATTACCGATACAGGAATACGGGCGGACTCCACCATCCCCGGCGGCGGCGTCACGGACACTACCACCGTTAATGACACAAACAGCAAACGCCGCCGCAGACACCACAGCACTCAAATATTGCCACATCCTGCTTCCGTTATGTCCAAGCCCTGCTACCTTCAGGTGGGGAGCTAACCGGAACAACGGGAACTGGATATTGCCATTGCCTATGTCATAAAATGAAGAACTAAGCACTGTGGAACCGCATAACTGTATCTCATTCATCAGCCTAAGAAGGCAATCCCTCCACTCCCAAGCACTTGCATAGCCTATCTGCCCTGCTCCTGCATTAGAATTGCCCGTTGTAGATACTGCTGTTGTGAGCAGCTCTCTATGACTAATTATATGATTATTCAGGGCAATTTGCAAGGCTGCCGCATAAACCGGGAGTACCGTTGTGTGCATCTTGGAGCCTGCATATCCCCCTGTGGTCACACTTGTGTCATTCATCTTGGCAGGGGTCTTGAAGCAGTCCTTGGGGATAATCACAGCATGGTGCTTTGTAAAGGCTGTGTCCCCATTATTCCAAAAAATATCAAAGCCTGCCAGTATCAGCCTGACCGTCTCCGTCCCTCCAAACTCCGTTGTTATGCTCACGTCAAAATAATCGCCAACATATAGGTCTTCAAAGGTGCCGGGCTCAATGCGGTCACATATTTCATCTATTGTGTACACGTTGGTCAGGTCTTTCCCCCGGTAGATGGAATTGTGGAAGCCTGCATTGTCTACAAAGACATTTTTCATCTGTTCATGCAGGAACTTGTCATTGTCAAGGAACTGCTGATGCCTCCGGTTCCACTCGTCACAGTGTGCCGGGGTTGTCCGCTCCATTGCCTGCATCTCAAGGACAAGCTCCGGGTTCGCTGCTGCTGTTAAATTTGCCATTTTCCTCTGCCTCCTTAATAGTTGTCTTCAATGGTGAATGTCACCTCTGTCTCATCCTTGCCCTTTGCAAGGAAATTTGAGAACGCCACCACATCCCCGTCCTCGTCAATGAGTGCCATCTCGCTGATGAACGTGCCCACAAGCTCATTCTCCTCAAGCTTGATGGTGTACTCATAGGATGTGTCGGAAGTCTTGGCTGATGAGGTGTAGGGTTTCCTCACCACCTCGCTCTTCAGCTCCACGTTCTCCGCAAGCGGCACAATCACAGTGCCATCCGCATTGACTCCCCCGGAACCAAGTGCAATGTGCGTTATCTTTGCAATGCTCCCGGTTGTGTGGCTCGCTTCAGCCATCTTCTTCCTTCTGATTTTCGTTATTACGCTTTTTGTTGCCATTCTACAACACCTCCGTTTTCTGCCAAGCATCTATTGTCTTGGAACCGTCAAGGCTCCATGTCCCGTCAAGGAAGATGAGGTTATGCTCTCCATGCCATATAACCCTGTACTCCCTTGTATATCCTACACCAAAGCGGTATTCCTGCTTGGTGGTGTATTCATTCCTTTCCGCATCCATGAGCCGGGAGCCATTCAGCTTCCAAAGCCCGTTGAGCTTCAGATAGTCAAAGTAATGTATGACCATCCGGTACCGCTCCAATGCGTTCCTGATGCTGTATGCCCCATTGCAGGGCTGCATCCGGTACCTCTGCTGCTTCAGGAGCAGCTCCTCCTCATGCTGATGGTGGAAGGCTGTGCCCCACCTCATTCCCCTTGGGGACAGCTCTGCATCCACTGTATGGCTTCCGTCCGTCACCCATGAGCCATCCGTCTTCAGATAATCAAAATAGTGCATCCTGAAGCTGTATGCCGCCTTCAGGATGGCATCCTCCGCCATAAGGCAGGCGTAATTGTACGCCATGGCTGCAAGCCCGGCTTCATGGAGCCCATAGAGGCTCTCATACCGGTATCCTATCCGGGTGCTTATGGGAGACCTCTGTGCATCCAGTACATGGCTCCCGTCCAGTGTCCACATGCCATCCGTCTTCAGGTAGTCAAAGTAATAGAGGTATTTCTTATACAGCACAGCAAGGAAGCTAGAGCTGTATATCTCCCGGATGCTCAAATTGTACCGGAAGAAGTAGTTGTCCTTTGCCCCCACCTCTTTCCACTTCCTGACGGTCTTCCGCATGATGTCAAAGCTGATGGGATGCTCCTCATCCGCATCCATCACAATGACTATGTAGAACTCCGCCCACCTGTTCTCAAGGGTGTCTGACTCCAATATCCGGCTCCCGTCAAGGAGCCAGCTTCCGTCAAGCGTGAAGTGGACAAAGCCTGTCAGCTCGTTTGCCCTCACAAGAACCGGGGAGGCATAGCCAAGGGTCTTCACTGCAAGCAGAACCCCTTCATTGGTGCCCCCAAGCTTGCACAGCTCATCATACATGGCTATCCTTGAGCGGTAGTTCTCCGGGTGTTCTCCCTCATACCGGGTCAGCCTCCTGTCCGCCCCATGCACCGGGAGCATCTCATGGCTGCATGTGGCAACCATTCCCTCATCCCTTGCCCGGAGGATGTCCTCCTTCGCTTCGTCAAACCTCCTGCCGAACACCCGGCATAGGGTGTACCATTTATTCAGGGCTTTCTTCAGCTTCTTCAGGGGAGTGGTGAGCAGATACCACATGTATTCAATGAAATTCTCTATCATGGCGGCATCACTCCTTCCCCCTTGTGCCCTGTGCCACGTTCCGGACAGCCACCGTGATGTCCCCTGCCATGATGACCTTATCCTGTTCAAGCACCATGTCCTCTGATGGCTGCAAGATGTCCGTCTTCCTGTAGTTGTCAATCTTGGTGCTAAGTGCTTGGATGATGCTGTCCCTGTACAGGGTATTCATCTCCCCCCGTGTCAGTGCCATCATCTCCTCAATGAGCTTCTCTGCCTGTGCATCCACTCCCTCCGTTGCCGCATCCTCCGCAAGGTACACAACAAGCTCAAACGCCTGCCGCACTACCTCACTGGACTTCACAAGGTAGTCCTCATAGTTTCCCTTGAGCGGCTCAATGGCATCCCCGACCTTCCGGATGAGCTCCGGGGATGCTTCCCCGGCTGCCCCCGTGACAATCACGTCCACGGTGCCCTGCCCCCTTGTGTGCTGTGCATCTATCCGGGCATCCAGTACGCCGGGGACAGACTTTGCAGCGTTCCGGAGCTTCTCCTCTATGGTTCTTGTTGCCAGTTCCGCCCATGAGCTCATGCACCTGTCCCGGAGGTCTTCAAGGTCTTCCTCCTCGGCTCCCTCTTCAAAGAGCCAGTCCTCCTCATTCGTCACATAGTCCATACCGTCAAGGTGTATCATGGATATGGTTATCCTTCCCGGTGCTATGTTGTAAAAGGTTCCGGGTGCCTCTGCCTCCACAAGCACCCTGCCTACAGGCTCCCCGGCATCAATGACCGTGTTCTCACAGCAGTAGAACTTCAGCTCCTTTCCCCCGGCATCCGGCTCCGTCTTGAAACAGTGCCCCTTCGTCACCTGAAGGGCATTGTTGTACTCGTTCCGGTATATGGTCACATAGCCCTTTGCCGCCTTTGCCTCCTTCTGCTGCTTGGAATAGTCCGCTGCCTTAATCTTGAGCCAGTCCCCTTCCGCATGTCTGATGAAGCAGCTATTGACTATGACACGGGCAAGCTCCTTCAGCTCTATGTAAATGGTCACTAACATGCGGCAAAGGTGGTAGAAGATGCCGCCCTTTTTGAAGTTCGTTATGGGGAAGCCTTCGTCCTCAAGCTCTCCCTGCACCTTTTCCATCTCCTCATCCTCATCCGGGATAGGGATAATCTTTTCCATGATGCTCTCATCTATCATTCCACAATCA